GAATCAGACTTTGCTGGTGCTCAGGAAATTATGTATAACCCTAAAGGTTATAATATGTATGCTTTACCTAATGTATTTGATAAGTACAACCAAGGTAAACCTTACTTTGTATTCTTCTTTCCTGGCTATGTGAATAGAAAGGGATGTTATAATGAGAATGGTGTATCTGATGTAATTAAGGCTCTGATTGAAATTCTTATGAATAGGTATAGGGTAAAGTATAATTCTACTGACCCTAACACTATTATTAAGACTATTGCTGAGGTTCCTATTACTCCTGCTGAGGCTATTGTTAAGACAGGTGTAAACATGTTCCCTGTAGCTGACTTGACTGAAAGAATAGGTCAATTGGATGCTAATCCTACAGAATATGATGATGTATATATAGGTGATTTGGTATTCAATAAAGATGGTCAAGTAGAGTATAAACCTACCTCTGCTACACCTATTAGGGATTTTCCACATAAGGATAACAAGATTGAGGGAGCTATTGAGATATACCAAATGCCTGAAATTGATAGGAATACAGGCAAGCCATATAATGATAGGTATATATTAGGTGCTGACCCTTATGATGATGATGAGTCAAATACCATGTCTTTAGGTTCTATATTTGTATTGGATTTATGGACAGATAGGATAGTAGCTGAGTACACTGGAAGACCATCTTTTGCTGATGACTACTATGAGATTTGTAGAAAGCTCTGCCTATTCTACAATGGTAGGCTAAACTATGAGTATAATAAAAAAGGTCTATTCTCTCACTTCTCGACAAGAAATAGTCTCTATCTTCTTACAGATGTCCTTGATTTCTTAAAGGAAAAGCAGATGATGAAGGATGGCTATGGTAACAAGTCAAAGGGTACTAATGCCTCTCCTGCTATTAATGCTTATGCAAGAAGTAGATTGAGAAGCTGGCTATTAGCTCCAGTTCCTATCATGCAGACTATTGATGGGGAAGAGAAAGAAGTGATGGTTCCAAGACTATTTACTGTAAGAAATAGAGCACTGCTAAAAGAACTTATTAATTACAACTCTGAGGGTAACTTTGATAGAATATCTGCTATGGGTATGCTAATGCTTCTAAGAGAAGATAGGATGATAAGATACCAAGGGGATGTTAGTAAGGAAAAGCAAGAAAGGGCTAATAATAGCTATGATGGTAATGACCCATTCTTTAAGAGAAACTATGACTTTAGGTTTAAGCAGTAAATTTAGTAAAAATGGAGACTGATGGTTAATAAATTACTTATATACTTGCATAGGTCAAGGATTTTACTTACCTTTGCACAGTAATTAAATTGAAGTATGGAAGATAAGACATACATAGTATATCTACATGTAAATCCTAAGAATAAGAAAGTATATGTTGGTATTACAAATCAGAATGTATATAAGAGATGGAAAAATGGGCATGGATATACTAAGTGCAAAAAGTTTTATAATGCAATACTAAAATATGGTTGGAACAACTTTAAGCATATAGTACTTTGTAAAACTTGTAAGGATAAGGCTTTATTATTGGAGAAGACTTTGGTTAAATACTATAAGAGTAGAAACTTGAGTTACAATATTACTGATGGTGGAGAAGATAGCATACCAAGTATGCTTGGTAGACACCATACTAATGAAGCTAAAAAGAAGATAAGTGATGCTGCTAAAAGACCCTCTTCTAAAGACAAGAAGATAAAAATATCTATTGCTAATAGAGGCAGCAATAATGGTATGTTTGGCAAACCCATGTCACTTAACACTAAGACTGCTATTATAATAGCTGTAAGTAAGCCTGTACTTCAATTGGACTCAAATGATAATATTATTAATAGATTTTCCTCTGCTTCAGAGGCAGAAAGACACTTAAATGGCAAAGGCAGCCACATAAGCTGTTGTTGCCTTGGAAAGAGGAAAACTGCTTATGGATATAGATGGAAATATGAGTAATCTTATAAATTTACCACCACAGCAGTTGCCTTTTTCAAAAAAGAATAAGAAATGGAGAAAGGCACACCTTGATTGGGCAGACAGTAAGACCTTCTTCAATTATAGCTTAGTTAGAAAATCTGTAATACATAAGAAAATTAACTATGACTTGCTCAATGGTAAACTCCACATGAGTGACCTTGAAATGATACTGAATCCTGAAAAGCTACAGGCAGGTTTTATACCTGACAGGATTCAACACTATCCTATTATGAATAGTAAGTTGAATGTGCTTAGAGGTGAGGAAAGTAAAAGAGTCTTTGACTTCAAGGTAGTAGTTACTAACCCTAATGCTATTACAGAGATAGAGAATAACAAGAAGCAAGAATTACTACAGAAGTTGCAAGAGTGGGTATCTAACACTTCTCAGTCAGAAGAAGAGGCTAATCAAGAGCTTGAGAAGATAAATGACTACTATACCTATGAGTGGCAGGACATGAGGGAAATCAGGGCTAATGCTCTCCTTAACCACTATGTAAAGGAGCTGAATATTCCCCTAATGTTCAATCAAGGGTTCATGGATGCAATGGCAGTTGGTGAAGAGATTTATCAATGTGATATTGTAGGAGGTGAACCTACTATTGAAAGGCTGAACCCACTCAAAGTAAGAATCTTTAAGTCAGGATATAGCAATAAGATTGAGGATGCAGACATGATAATCCTTGAAGATTATTGGAGTCCAGGCAAGGTCATTGATACCTATTATGATGTATTGACAAAGAAAGACATGGAGTATATAGAGAAGATGCCTGACCATGTAGGTCAAGCTGCTACAGACTCTATGGACAACATTGATGAGAGATATGGCTTTGTCAATAACCACATGATAGGAGATGAAATAAGTACAGAGGGATTCTTTTGGGACCCATTAGGAGGATATGATGGAGTTAATAACTCACTTCTTCCTTATGATGTTGCAGGAAACTTGAGAGTACTTAGAGTATATTGGAAGTCAAGAAGAAAGATTAAGAAGGTAAGAAGTTATGACCCTCAAACAGGTGAAGAAGTATTTAACTTCTACCCAGAGACTTATGTAATAGATAAGGATGCTGGAGAGGAAGAACAGATATTCTACATCAATGAAGCATGGGAAGGAACTAAGATTGGTACAGACATTTATGTCAATATGAGACCAAGAGTAGTTCAATATAACAGATTAAGTAATCCTTCAAGATGTCATTTTGGAATTGTTGGCTCTATCTATAACCTTAATGACAACAGACCATTCAGCTTGGTGGATATGATGAAGCCATATAACTATCTGTATGATGCAATACATGATAGGTTAAACAAGCTGATAGCAAGGAACTGGGGTTCATTAGTTAGACTTGACTTTGCTAAGAAACCTAAGGGATGGGATGTAGAGAAGTGGTTATACTATGCAAAGACTATGGGTCTTGCAGTAGAGGACAGCTTCAATGAAGGTAATGTGGGTGCAGCTACAGGTAAACTTGCAGGTGCATTAAACAATGCCTCTACTGGTGTAATTACAGCTTCTGATGGTAATCAGATACAGCAATACATTAACCTTCTTGAATTTATCAAGATGGAAATGGCAGAAGTTGCTGGTATTACTAAGCAAAGAGAAGGTCAGGTAAGTAATAGAGAGACTGTAGGTGGAGTAGAGAGAAGTATGATGCAGTCTTCTCACATCACAGAATGGCTATTTGTAGTACATGAGGATGTCAAGAAGAGAGCATTAGAGTGTTTGCTTGAAACAGCTAAGATAGCATTGAGAGGTAGAAGCAAGAAATTCCAATACATCTTATCAGATAATTCAATGAGAGTTATGGAGATAGATGGTGATGAATTTGCAGAAGCTGATTATGGTCTTGTAGTGGACAATAGTAATGGTATTCAGGAATTGAACTCAAAACTTGACACTTTAGCTCAGGCAGCATTGCAGAACCAGACTCTATCATTCTCAACTATTATGAAGCTATTTAGTTCATCTTCACTTGCTGAGAAGCAGAGACTTGTTGAAAAGGATGAAAGAAGTATCCAAGAAAGACAGGCTCAAGCACAGCAACAGCAGTTGCAAGTACAGCAACAGGAGATAGAACAGAAGGCTCAAATGGAACAGGCTAAGATGCAACAGGAGGATGCTCTTAACCAAAGAGATAATGAGACAAAAATTCTTATTGCACAGATGCAGGCTTATAGCAAGAATAGTGAAGATGATGGTATAATAGAACCTGAATATTCACAAGAGGCTAAAGACAAGCTAATGGAGCAAATAAGAGAATTTGATGAAAGAATAAAACTTGACAGGGAAAGGCTTGAGCTTGATAAGACTAAGGCAAGTACTGATGCAAGGTTGAAGGAAAAGCAAATAAATAAAACTTCAAATAAAACAACTCAAAAATGAGAAGATTTAGAGATATTATAGAAGATATAAAAGCTCCAAGTATTCAGAACTTATGGCTTAATGGTGGAAAACTTAAATACTATGGAGAGAATGGATGGCAAGATATTAAGGGTCAAGATGCTCCCACTGTAAAATGGGATGATATTGATGATAAACCTGAGTCTTTTACTCCATCATCACATACCCATACAAAGTCAGATATAACTGATTTCCCTACCTTAGCTACTGTAGCTACAAGTGGCTCATATAATGATTTGAGTAATAAGCCTACTATTCCTTCTGCTTATACCCTTCCTATAGCTTCAGCATCTGCTTTAGGTGGAGTTAAGTCTGCCACTACTGGTACTACATCAGGAAGAGATTATAAGGTGCAGGTTGATTCTGATGGTACCATGAAGGTTAATGTACCTTGGACTGATACTAATACTACCTATAATGCAGCAACTCCATCAGCTGATGGTCTTATGAGTGCTGCTGATAAATCTAAGTTAGATAATATAGCTTCTAATGCTAA